ATCATGGTTTGAAGATGGGTATTTAGCTTATCTTTCTGCTCAAGAGTAAGCCCATCGTAAACATACTGATATGCACCAAGTTGTTTTGCAGCCATTCTTGCCTTAAATGCAGAGGGACTGACAAAGCTATCTTTATCAACAATTACATCTTTTAATGCGTTATAACGCTCTTCTTGAACCATTGTGTCCCACTTTTCCAAGTAGTCATTGGTTCCAAGAGCTAGCTGAGAAGAGGAAATATCGCCCTTGTAGCTTTCAACCAAAACATCTGGATTTATCCAGCCACGCTCAGGGTCGTTTCTTGGCTTCAAGAATGCATCACGAACAAAACCACGATTGTCTTCAATGGCCTGATCGTACTGGCGTTTTAACTGAAGATTGCCCTGTTTAACCTCAAACTCCAAAGCATCCTCATAAACAGAGTTAGCCTTGGTGGTTAGAATGGTGCTTAAATTTTTAGCAGACTCAGGATCTAAAGACCGAAGCGTAGCGGCATAACCGTCACGCAAATCAGCCATTCTTTGGTATGCGTCTTCTGCCGAAACTTCGCCTTTTTTAGCTAATTGCTTGAGGTCAGAAAACTCTCGCAATCCACGCATACGAAGGTCGGCAGCAAGGATTGTCCCTTGAGCCTCAAACAATGCTCTGCGGTAAATTGAGCCAGATCCTTCTGGAGCCAATGATGCAATGCCTTGCTTGCCTTGCATGGCCTCTTGAAGCTGCTCATAAGTTACAGGATTCTCAATGGCATATTGCTGAGCTTCAGCAGAAATACGCTCTTCTACTTTGGTCTGAACGGCTTTGCCAAGCAAATCAAGTTTTTCGCTGATGGTTCCCCATCCTTTTGCCGTAACTTCAATGTCGGCAGTAGAAATCCGTGGCAACTCGCCATATTGGATTCCAACCTTGCGATAAGTAGGTAATTCAGCCATTGTTCTTATCCATTAAACGGGCCGCCAGAGCCTTGCCATCCACTGCCAGGGCCAACATAGCCAAATTCAGCATCCCACCATCCACCACCATAGCCGCCTTTATTTCCAGCGCCAGGAGTTCCTGCTTGACTGTATTGATAAGCACCCATTGCAACATTAACAGCAGCGTTGAAGTAAGCCTGTTTCATAACCTGCTTACCAGCAGCTTGTAGGGACTGGCTCTGAGCCAAACCACCAGCAATTGCCATGTCAGCGTTTTCTATGCCTAGGTTGTACTCTTCCCCTGCCTTAAACGCATTCCAGCGATCTACGGTCATTGGAGAGCCAGAGAATGGGTCAATACCACCAGCAGCGCCTTTGGCAACGATAGCAGAGGACAATCGGCGTTGTTGCTCTAAAGCTTGCAGAGCCTGATTGCTGTATTTAAGGGCATCCTGACGACCTTTTAGCTCAGCCTGTTGAGCCTGAAGGTTGTACATGGATTGCTGATATTTGCCTTGCTGAATTGAGCTGACAGCCTGCAATCCAGCAATTGCCAATGTTGCCCAACTCATTATGAACCTCCGTGGGTGGCTACCCGGTACTCAAGGCCAAGTAGGGTCATTTTCAGGGGGTATTCCTGAGCAACCGTCACTTGTGCAGTTGTTGAATAACCACGAATGCCGTGCAGAGTCTTAATCCCTGTAAATGAGGCAGTCGGGTTGTCCAGTGTTCCAGCCGTGTCAAAGGCACGAATAGGAACCAGAATGTTGTTGATCTTGATGTGCTGGGTTTGATTCAAAACCGCATTTACCTCAACAATGCGCTTCTTGAACGCCAGTCGAGTACCTGTACCAATATCCCTAGCAACAGGCATGGTCTTGACCTCTACCGAGTAAGGCAGGCCAACCTCATAGCTAGAGGTTGAGGCACGGTCAAAAGTGATTGCCCCAGAACTTACAGTTTCATCACCCAGAACATTACCGTCAGCAATGACATTTAAGGTTGCGCCCTCATGGGGCAGGGAGGATACTCCAGCCACCGCTCCCCCGATGAAGGCGCAATCTGTAAAGATACTGCTGTCAAACAGCTCAATGAAGTATTTAACCGTACCGTTAAAAGTACGCTTGGTCACAACATAGATGTCGTTAATATCTACGCCGACCTCAATGAACTCACCATCTGTAATGAACTCAGACGGAGCTACCACTTTCTGCTGAGTCAGCAGGCTGTAGGCGGCTATAGATCCATCATCCTGATTGACCACCAAAAGCAGGTCATTCTCGTCCGTAGAAGTCGCCTTACGGAGTGCCATCTCCTTCGGCTCCTTCAACAGGTGTGAGGAGAGCAGAGAAATGGAATTGGACACATAGGACAGGGTAGTGTCGCTGTAGATGAACTCAGCCAAAGCCTTACCTTGGCGGCGCATATACAGCGTTCCTGAGTCAATCTGGGTGACTCGAATGCCCTCTCTAGCACCATTGCGGCTAGCGGTACGGATGAAAAAGTTAGTAGGCGTTACAGGGCTACTAGGGGACTGAGGTACAAAGAACTCACCGCCTGTGGTGAAGATTTGTAGGTCACGGCCAGAGATAATATCCACAATAGAATTGTAGGTATTGGTGTCTAGCGTAGCCTCTACCGCATCGTCGTCATAAGCCTCAACCGGCTGAAATTCAAAGTAGAACCCTACCTTGCTGCCCCATACCGTAGAGGGTCTAGATTTGCTGCCACCAAAATACAAACGACCTTCATGGAAGGTGGTAGTACGGGGCCAGCCTTTACCAGCAGACCAGCTATCTTCATAGCCTGACTCGATCTCCCAGTCTGCTGCTGGAATCGGATCAGTGCTTTGGAATGGAACCTCAGTTACCCCATTGACCACCGTAGTGGACACATACTGGGTAATTCTCATGCGACCCTGTGGGGTGGCATTGATGTACTGGCCTTCATCCGATGCACTAAATACTGCACTGGAGGCAGTGATCTTTACCGTACCGCTAATCTCATCAGGAGTCAGGGTAGCTGTACCTGCACCCAAGCTAGTGCCTGCTGTAAAGGTCAGGGTATAGGCATACTGAGGAATACTGTCAAAAGTAATCGTGCTGACTGTCCAATCGGCATTGGTAGCACCACGGACAATCTTGATGGGTGCTAAATCCTCATGCACGATAATCAGCGTATCTGCGCTCTGCGTCCAGCACATGTCATTTAGCATGGCTGATGTTAAGGCAGTAATCGTCAGATAGTCATTACCAGAACCATTGATGTCATCAACCACGGCACCATTACGGATGACATGCATCTTCTGGTGGGTAAACATCAGCATGTAACTGTCGTCACGGCTGAACTCAAATGGCACTAGACGGATGCCATCTTCAGGTGCATAAGCAGCTTCTAATTCGTAGATATGCTTCAGACCAGGACGACGTTTAACGCCACCCTGAGGTTGTACTAGCACATTGGTGAGCTTAGCTGCGCCGTTCTTGTATTGGTCAATGTCAATACGAGCGTTCAACAGCGGATCAATCTCACCGCTAGTAAAGTTGGTCTGAATATCTACAAACTTGGTCATTAGTAGCGAACCGCAATCAAGCTGTAATCTTCAAATGCCTGAGGCGTATTGCCTTGACCATCAATATTCATGGCAGTACGAAGGTAACCACCACGGTTGTTTTCACCGGGGGAACCTGTAGCAATCTCTTTCCAGTATTGAGCCTTACTAACCTGATCGGTAATCGGCTCTGCCAAATGCCAAGCCATCTGATATTTCAGAAGCTGGACAAACCAGACAGGCATATTGGATTCAGAAACAGAATACTGGTAATCAATAACGATAATTTCTTCGTTGGTGAGCAATTTGTCACCATAAATCTCCCAATCCTTAAATGGCCTTGCTCCTACGCTGAGGCTGTCAAATACAGCGCGAGGAGGGCCAATACGATCAGAAGGCATTTGATATTCGTATTGCCATTCGTTAATTGGCGTGTTTACGGTACGGGCTAGCTGTACCTTCTTAAACGAAAAGCTCCATGGGTAAATCTGGAGCGTCATGTTCTTCACATCAGGATACAGACGGTCACAGGTATTGGCTTCGTCAGTACCTTCGTTAAAGGACGAAATAGGTGCTGCGCCAAGCAGAATCAGCGCATCAGAGCAAACTGTTAAAGCTGAGTCACCTGCTGCCATCTCAAACTCCTATAAAGAAAAGGGGACTACTCCCAGATAAACCAGAAGTAGCCCCCTTCATTACCACTTACCGATTAGTCAGAATCGGTTGAAGTGATGGTCAGGCCATCAGTCACATCGACTACGCCGCTAGCGTTGCTAGCAACATAAACGAGGGTGAGAGCCTGAGTGCCACCAGTGGATGAACGAACCAGGATTACATCACCTACAGACAGGTTGTCTGACAGGCTGTTGAAGTAACCGGAGGTGTTCACATCAGCGATAGCGTCAGTGGTGGAATAAGCATACAAAGACACGGCATTGCCAGCCTTTGAAGCACCGATGGTTGCGAAACCAGTTGCACTAAAAGCCATGATTACTACCTCCTATTAACCGTTTTCGTCACAGGTGATAGCAACTACACCTTCTGCATCAATGGTGATAGCACCAGCAGAAAACATGGAGCTGACCAAGTGAGAGGTCTTTTCCGGGATGTAGTTGATTTCAGTGCGGATACCCATGCCTTCAGCCATGCCGATAGCCTGCTGATGCCAAGCGTAAACCACACGATCACCAGAAGAGATGGACAAGCCACCTTCATCACGATCACCAATGGTGTGGAACTGGAAGCCAAGGAAGGTGTTTACATCACCAGCTACCAGAGCCTTAACGCTGTTGTAGTCTGAAGAAGTAACTTCAGTTTCACCCAACAGAGCAGACAGGTTGTTAGCGTGGATCAGGATATGACGACCTTCCATCGGAACATTGCCAGCATCCATTGCCTTCTTAGCAGCCAGCAGCTTGTCCAGGTTCAGGTTGGTGTTAGCACCACCAATGCTGGAAG